ATATATTTCTTCGTAATGGCCATTACGGAAGTATATCAAAGCTGTAGTATTGATTATACTTGGACAACTTTGAGTATATATGTTAGTGGAAGTGAGATAACTTGTGTACTAATATTAATGGGGCTGTTATTGAGTTTTTGCACTATCTTATCAAGCATGGCTGATTTCTTATCAATCTTAGCTTGTTGGGTGCGTTATTTTACGACAAAGAAAAACTGTGCCGCCAACCACGACACAGAGTTAGATGCAAAATAATCAATTGAAAGTATAGGACACTGCTGTTGATTACAAGTTAAACAAAGACATTAAACGCTCTATTCCTTTTAGGATGCAGGATAAATTGAGCAATCTGACATTAAAGTAAGTTTCGGTGTGTTTTACCTCAACTTGATTGGATTTAATGTTTGTCTTAGTTCTCTTTGCTTCAATATTCACAAGGCAGTGCTCCTTGCTTTTAGTTACCATTGCAAATACAAAGTTATGTATTTTGAACTTACAAACAGTAGAATCTCCTAATTAAATTAATTATAATATGAAAGAGCAAATCATATCTGAAAGGGCAAATATTATTGCCAATTTGAGACAATTGGTTCAGTCCTTAGTGGAGTTGAATATGAGAGCTAAAACACACGTGTCTTCCAATAAGGCAGACATTAAGAAATTGAGAAAAGACAATAAAGAGTTGGAGAAGATGAAAACCCGAAACTCATTCTTTATCCGGATTTTTTCTTTGTTCTTTAAGTCTTGATAAGATGATGCCGCAATGGTGGAATTGGTAGACACGATGGACTTAAAATCCATTCGTCCGAAAGGACGGTGCAGGTTCGACTCCTGTTTGCGGCACAATGACATAAGTCAACAAGAGTTCTTTGAAATATACCAAACTTAATATGCGATGAAAAAGTATATAGAACAATTCTTTTTTATGATAGCGGTCTTATTCATAGGCAATAGAGTATTCAATCATGTTGACGCTTGGTTGGGAATTGCTATATGTTTTGGGGTTTGCTATCCAGTTATTAACATCATTAAATTAATTATCAAAAAACATGAAAACGAAGATTAAGTTTATGTTGGTTGCTCTTATGGCAACAGTGATTTTTTCATCTTGTGAGCGTGTTGCTCCTAACTATGCCGGTGTCCTTATGGAGAATTATGGTAAGGAAGGTAAAGAAGATTTTAAGATTGTATCCGGAAAAGTTTCCACATGGGAATGGGGAACAGAGTTGTTTCAGGTGCCATTGTTTGAACAGCGTGGAGGATTTCAGAAATCAGTTACCCTAAAAGCTGCTGACAATACAGAGTTCAATGCTACTCCGTTATACTCATATAGAGTTATCAAAGACAAGGCAATTGACGTTGTTTTTGATAATAAACATATCGGAAACGGAGATGGATTTATGAGATCTTTGGAAGACAATATTCTGGAACCACGTATTTACGACCTTATTAAAGAAGAAAGCCGGAAATATAAAACAGATACACTTATGGCTGATGGGGGTTCTTTAGCTTTTGAAAAGAAGCTGGAGGATATTGTTAGGGCGGAATTTAAAGATAGAGGATTGGACCTGAAGTCATTTTCAGCCCAATTAGAATTTAGTGATCGAGTCCGGGAAAAGATTGATAATAGAAACGAGGTTAACACTAATATTTCCGTTATTGATCAGAAAATCGAAGAGCAGAAAAAGCAAAACGAACTGGAAAGATTAAAAACCGAACAGGCTCTTATCACATCGAAAGGGTTAACTAAAGAAATTCTATATAAACAGTTTATTGATAAATGGGACGGAAAAACACCGCTGTATGGGGTAACTCCAGAATTTCTGAAGATGACGAATTAAAACTCATAAATAAATTGGAAAGAGGAGGGGTGCGATCCATGTAGTTTCTAACTTTGGTTTCGCTGGGATGGCTGCATGGGTTGTTAAGAAACATCTTGGAAAAATGTTTTGCACCCCTTTATTCCTCTGGATGGAAATTATGTAAAATGCTTGAATGCCTGTGAACCGATCGTATTTCACATTCCAAATGGCAAGAAAGCTCAATTGTTGTTTTTACGTCCTACGGACGGCTTATCGTCTTTTGATTTCCTTTACGAGGGCGCGAATTTCCCGTACAAGGAGGACAAGCAACAGCAAATAAATTTCCATTACGGCTGCAAAGTTAAAACTTTTTGGCCAAAAGCCGGTGAAAAATCCGGCTGTTTGCTTGGTTCGTCTATCGGAAAGGACATCTGCCTTTCGAGCAGAAAAGAATGGTTCGACTCCATTACCGAGTACAACAAGCCCGAAGTACAAGGGAACGAACATGCAGGTTATGTTGAGACAAGTCAATATACAAGTAAACTAAGCCCTGTCCGGAATCGTTGGTCCGGGAGTGTGATACCGAGCTGTTGGTAGAATCGGTATGTTAGATGTCTTTATGGGAGTGTTCGATTCCTCCACCATCGCCGAAAGGGGATGGGTCGGTTAGGGAGATAAAGACATCATTTGCTCTTATAGCTTAGTGGTAGAGCAGATGACTGTTAATCATCAGGTCGGTGGTTCAAATCCATCTAAGAGCGCATTTAAGGTTAAAAAGATTGTTATTGGATTAGCTTATTTTTCTTTCCGCGAAGCTGTGAAGTTGTGAAACTTCCAGTTATCTGGTTCATTAGCCAAGTGGTAAGGCAATGGTCTGCAAAACCATGATCGCAGGTTCGATTCCTGCATGGGCCTCATAAAAAATGGGGAGTTGAAATTACTCCCCAAAGATGACAACCATAGGGCTAATATGGTTGTGAAATCAAAATGACAGCGGCTATTCGCAAAGTTGAATCAAAAGAGATATGACAGCTATAACTGTCTGAAGGACAACACAGATTGCAACTATATTGTCTCTTCGCTCTTGGCTAAAATGATTCGATTTACCCGTAGGTTTAGTCATATTGCTTGCAAAGGTAAATATTTTGCTCAAAAAGCTGTCATTTGTAAAGGAAGTATGGGTAAATGAAAGTAACACACTGTTAATGTCCTGCTATAAAGTGGCTGGGTCTTCGACTCTCCCTGCTTCCTCAACAAATTATCCTAATAGAGTTGTGAACAATCAACTTAAAGTGTCCGGAAATGGAAGTAGTAACTAATTATTTTCGATAAAAATAGTAATTATGAAAACTGGAGTAATATTGGCTCGGTTCCAGCCTATACACAATGGACACCTACAGCTGATAAAGAAGGCTTGTGACGAGAATGAGCAAGTTTTAGTTATTATTGGCTCAATAGATAAACTCTCAAAACGGAATCCGATACCTTGGACTATCCGAAAACAACTTGTTGAAAAGGCGATTAAAGACCATTCTCTTCACGAAAAAACGAAGATTGTTGAGCTTGCTGACCTTTCTGATGAATCTGACAACAGCCACGATTGGGGTTTTTATCTTTATTCGTTTATTGTTAGCAACATCAACCAATCTGATTTCACAATCTATTACTCTGATGGATTTGAGACCATCACATCTTGGTTTCCAGGATTCCTTTTAAGGAATAACGTGTCTCTATCTTTACTTGCCAGAAACACTTGTGAAGATGGCGTGTCAGCAACTATGGTGCGTGATATGATACTTGCTGATAGCCTTCCAGAAAAGGACATTGTTCCACAGTGCGTGTATGATATGCGCCAGACAATTAAGGCATTTCTAAATGTGTTTAAGTAAAATAATTATGGATAAACTCTATATTGAATTAAAAGGAACTATCATTGCTCTATGTATATGGGCAATATCTTGTGCACTCACCGAATTTGTTAGTTGGCTTGGGCTTCCTAATTACTGTATAGCCTTAACATTTTTGTTTTCGTTCATAACATCACAAATAGTATTTTTTCGCAAATACTATTAAGAGTAATTGAAGATCAACTAATGATGAAAGGAAATAGAATCTGTGCAAGTAATCCTGGACAACTGACAGCTCTTAGAAAGTTAAACTTAAATGAAGTTAATCAATGAGTAAATCAATAGAAGAAATCAGGAAAATGAAAGCTATTCTTGAAAGAGATATTGCAGCTAAAGTTGCTGAATTTGAGCAAGAGTCATGCGTACAAATCACAGATGTAGGTATTGACCGCGTAAAAATAAAAATGTTGAATAATAAAACGGTTTGTCAAAGTATTACAGTTAATATAATAATTCAATTATGAAAAAGTATATTGGAACAAAACAGATTGAAGCCGAGCCTATGACATTGGGCGACTTCGTTCAAGAAACGGGTAGAAATCCCTATGGTAAGGATATTGAAAACCATGAAGAAACCGAGCAAGGTTATCGTGTTAAATACGAAGATGGTTACGAAAGTTGGTCGCCTGCCAAACCGTTTGAGAAATCGTATAAGTGTGCAGACACCTTTCTTGATCGTTTGCATATTGAAATGAAAGACTTGTATGACAGGTTGGATAAACTTGTTGTTTTCATTGATTCTGGAAAGATGGATGAAGTGGTAACAGACAACTACCAAAAATTCTTGTTACGCTTACAGCAAGTAGTGATGGGTAATTACGTGAAAACACTTGAATGTCGTATTGGATGTCTTGACGGTGCTCCTAACGCTCCGTTTAATAGGATGTCTTTCGGAGTTGCAATCGAAGCGTTGAAATTTGGTCTTGCTATTCGTAGAAAAGGTTGGAATGGAAAGGGACTGTGGGTCATCAAGCAAGTCCCGGCACACATCGAAAGCGATATTGTTCCGAAGATGCAGTCACTTCCTCAATCGGCAAAAGACCTTATTTTAAAAGGCAAGGGTTTCATTGACTATACAAGCCAGTGCCTTATTTACAACGAGAATACCGGACATGCTGACAGCTGGGTTCCGTCAATCAGCGATGTGTTTGCTGAAGACTGGGAAATCGTTCAGTAACTTGGTCCTTTTAATCAACTAAGTGTATATTCATAAAACAACAACTTTTATTATGTCCAAGCCTCAATCTACATTTCCCATTATAAGCGTTATGCTTGTTTGGGGATTGAATTGAGGTTTTAATTAGATAATTATAGAACAAAATGAAAAAATTTACATCACCAATATCTACAAATAAAGAACAATCAGAACGATTGATAGCTTTAGGAGTAAAACCTGAAACGGCTGATATGGTATATCATTATACCAAAAGTAAAGTACCTGCATTGGAATGGGAATTAAAAACAACTCCACCAACATTGAGAGGCAAATTTTGGACACCTCAAAGAATAGCAAAGTTAGAATTGCCTTTTCATAAGCATCCGAATGGAACGTCTATGACCGGAGAAGAAGCGTTTGATGAAATATGGGGTAGGGATATTCCAGCATGGAGCTTATCGAGACTGTTGGAAATGCTGCCTAATGAAGTTCCAGATCCTAAACCAGGATTTGAAGCACATCATCCAGAACTGATAAAACATGCTTTGGGGTATAATCTGTCAATTCGGAGATATACAGCAGATTGTTTGGTTGGAACACATATCGAGGATACTCCAATTGAATGCTGTGTGTCTATGATAGAATGGCTCACTAAAAATCATCTTTTTAATAAAGAATATCTGAAATAAAAGATATGAAAGAAGATGATGATAGGCATTGTAGCGAGTGTAAACATTATGAGATATGTACGAATTTCTATATGTATTGCAAAGTCTTAAAAAGACGAATTACAGCCAGAAAGAAACCTTGTAAACATTACGAATCATTTATAAGAAAACAGAAAATGAAAAAATCACTGGATGAGATAGAAGCGGGAGATGAAGTGTATTATAATTCTCGTTATTATTCAAAAATACTCAAAGTAGACCGTGTTACTCCAACTACTATCATTTGTGGAACCGAAAAGTTTAGAAAGCAAAATGGTCGTCAGATACCGGCAGATACATGGGGTAGTAGTTACATTTCAGTACTTACTGAAAGTCTGAAAAAGCAATATTATGAAATGATAAGAAAGAAACAACTTATAACCAAGATAAAGTCAGTAGACCTTTTTCAGTTATCTGTTGACTCCCTCCAACAAATATCAGATGTTATTCAAAATAGTATGACCGATGAAAATACTCAAAAGAGTGGAAAAATGGTATAATAACATGTTGCAATTTAATAGAGATACATATTCTGAAGCCAACTCTCCCATTAAAAATCGCATAGAGCGAAGAAGATTGGCAAAAGGACGAAAATAAAATCTCTAATAGTTATACATAGTCTAAAAACTTTTGTATCTTTGAAACATAAAACAAGTGAGTCTATCCTACATTTATTAACCTATGGTTGGTAATGTAGATGAATTGAAATATTGGGATGTGATACTAAAATGATACCAAATGTGTAATTGTCTGACTATCAACATCAATTTTACCCCCTGAGGGTGTACTAGGAAAAAGGAGGTTTTTGCCTCCTTATTTTGTTGGTTTACAGCAGATTAATTGAATAGATGTTGTATGAATTGACATCTAAAGGAGTATCAAAAGATAGTACTAATTACGTCAAACTATGACAAGGTATAGTAAATAGTGACATATTTGTGATACCAATGCGATACTAGGGGGTGATACCGGTGTGATACCAATGTGATACCCGGTGTGATACCAGACGTAAATCTTCCCAATTTCTCCTTATCTACATTTATCAATCATACTTAAAGTAAAAGTATGAACAATGTATCTGTACGGCTCGTCTTTGATAGAAAGCACGTAGCCACCAAAAAACGTCAATCCTCCGTACAAATGGAGGTTACTTATCAGCGGAAACGCAAGTATGTCGGAACTGGCATAAAACTCTATTCCGACCAGTGGGGCAAAGACCTGAAAGTTAAAAATCACCCCCAGTCATTAGTGTTCAACCAAAAGTTGAATGATATGGTGTCTGGGATATATGATTTTGTCTATCAGCTCTCTTCTCAAAACATTCCTTTCACCTTTGAAAGATTGGAACGGTATTTGAACAATTCGGAATCCGGAACCACAAATTCATTTCTGTCCTTTATGGAGAAACGGATATACGAACGGCAAGTTACTGATTCAACGAAGCAAAGGCAGAAGTGTGTACTAAAAGCACTGAAAGAATTTGGCAGGATTAAGGATTTTACTGATATTTGTGACGAAAATATCAGAGCATACGATGAATTCGCCAAAAAACGATGCAAATGTCAGTCTTCGGTATATAATTACCACAAGATACTGAAAGTGTTTGTAAGAGAAGCATACGCGGCTCATTTGATTTCAGAGAATCCATATCAGAATTTCAAATTAGATCGCGGCAAACGTGTAGCAAGAAAGTTCTTGACTAAAGAGGAACTAGCTAAACTCGAAACTAAACAGATTGATGATATGTGCCTGAATCGTGTGAGAGATCTTTTCTTGTTTTGTTGCTATACTGGTTTGGCGTATGCTGATTTGGCAATTTTCAACTTCAAAGATGCTATAATGACAGACGGAATGTATAGAATACGAGATGAGAGAATAAAAACCGGAACTCCTTATAATATATCACTCATGGATAAAGTCATGAATATATTAAAGAAGTATGAGTTTAAGTTGCCTGTTATATCTAACCAGAAGTACAATTCATATTTAAAAATTCTGGGGGCGTTCTGTGAAATAAAGAAGAAGCTGACGAGTCACGTTGCCCGGCATACCTTTGCCACTACTGTTGCATTAGCCAATGGTGTGAGGATTGAGGTTATCAGCAAAATGCTTGGACATACGAATATCCAGACTACACAGCTATATGCGCATATATACCAGGCTGAAGTAGACAAAGAGTTTGAACGACTTAACAATATTGTATGAAGATGAAACTTGTCACTGTAAGAGAAGCAGCTG